CATTCAATCCACTGTACAAGCCAAGCAAAATCATCATTTGTATTTGTAATCTCAATGCATGGAACTCCCATTGGTACAAGTGTTCCTTCTGACAAAGCTCTTATCTCTAGTGGTAAATATCCTAATCTATGCAATTGGACAATCTTGTCTAAATCATAATTGTCCTTACCAATCTGTATATCCATTGAATCAGTGTAAAGAGACACCATTTCATCTTCTGGCAAATCGAAGAAATTTTCTTGGAAATATCCCATTAAATATTCTTTGATAAATGCCTGTAATCCAAAGAAAACCATCTTGTTTCTGTTCTCTAACATTGATCTTCGAGGCACCCAATATGATACTAGCTTAGTTAATCCTTTGGGATACATTCGCGAGTGGCACTGTTTATAAGTGTCTGATAGTAGCAACGCCATTGTATTATTCATAATTCTTCGACCTCCATAACTGTTATTTTTTCATGATTACCCTTAAACAAACTATTTGTCGTAAACAGTCTGTTCACAGTATTATTCTCCAAAGATTTAATTAAAGTACCTTTTTCTTTGTCAAGAATTGAGTTTTCTGTATGTGTAGCATATGCGTAAATTTCTTTTACACCATTTTTCTTCAATTCTTCTGCACTATAATACAGCGAGCCACCATAAGCAATAATGTCATCAATCATTAACACGGCTTTATCAGCTAAATCAATTCCATTCGTTCTGATGTCTAATCCGAGAATTTTACCAGTTTTCCAATCTCGTTTCTTTTCTCCATAACAGTATTGAAGTTCAGGAAATAAATCAGAATATCTTTTTGCCGCCCCTGCATCTGGGAAATAAAGAACAAGATTTCTCTCTCCAATTTTTGCAATTGCCTGTTCAATATATTCCTTTGGATTTTCCTCAAAACAATTATTAAGCAATGCCGTAGAAACATCACTATGAGCATCTAAGACATAGACACCCGAAAAGTTTAACCCGTTAATAAATTCACAAAAATATCTTAGAGTAAATACTTCGTCATTATTTTTAACTCTATCCATTCGAGCATTTGGAATATATGGAAGATTCAAATAGTAATTCACATTTGTTTTAAATCTTTCAAGATGTTTCTTGATTAACATCAGATAAAACATCTCATCATTACTTTCATATATCCAATCAAGCCAAATACAAGGCGAACCGTCATAATCATATTCTTCGATACTATTCACATCAATATTTATTCTTGGTGTTCCATCAGGGAATTTATTAATTGTTACAATATTTCCATTAATTTTAATCATATTTATTCTCCAATCTTTCTGTACTCTGTATAAACTTCATTTTCGCAATAGTATAAATTGTAATCATTTTGCTCAATATACCACCAACGCTTTTGGTGTCCTTCTTTTAAATATTCTCTACAATAATCAGTTTCTTCATAGTGATTATCCATCATTTGTCTAAAACTTAATTCATCAATATTATCTGAATCATGACAATAAGTTGCAATCTTATCTATTAAATCTTTTGTAAACCGTTCTGTAACTACAAAAACAACTCTGACAATCTGCCACTATGATTCCGTTTGATTGTTTTTAATTGCTCGAAATCATGTAAATGATATACTACTCTCTCAAAAAACAGATAAGGAACTCCATCTACATTCGGCATGCTTGTATGCAATTCAATATTGATACCCTCTGTTATTTCAAAAAATCTCTTGTACCAATCAATGTGATTTTCAAAATTCCATAATGGATCTCCTCCACCAGAGATAGAGACCCAATTACACTTATTATCTTCTATCTTTTTCTTTAACAAATTCAACCCATCAAGTGTAGTCTTAGGAATATGAAAATTATTGTTTTTTACAATACAATATGGGCATGAATAATGACACCCAAAATTGGTTATTACACTCATATACTTGTCCATATTTATTCTCCAATTACATTAATCTGACAACTCTTCATAACTTCCATCGCAGCCTGATGTTTTTCTGGTGTAACTCCGGCACAACAAGAAGCATCTACTGTTATTTCGGTATTAGGAAACGCACTTCTCAACATTAGTGCATTTGATACCACACATATGTCTGAACATAATCCTACTATCTCTATTGAACCTTTGACTCCCTTGTCCAATATTTTTGCTATCTTGTCTACAAGTTTCATTGAACCAAATATTTCTTTTTCTATAAAAGCATAATTTTTAGATTTTAATGCATTTCTTATAAATGAATTTATCAACCAACCCTCGGTATTTGCAATACAATGCTCTACCGGCAAATGTCTTCCTTCCAAAGTTTCAAGATAATTATCTGAATGAGTATCTTGAGTTACAAAAATTTGTCCTCCAAATTCTATAATTTTTTCACAAACAGGCTCAACAATATTTCGTGCTTCCTCTGTACCAAGTGATCCATCTATAAAGTCATTTTGCATATCTACTACAACTAATATCTTTTCCATATTATATATCCTTTCTTTTATACTACATATTGTATTTAATTGTTTATCTAACCACTATATATTGATTATCTTTTGCATTGAAACTGCCGTTTCAATTAGTTCTGTATATATTGAAAAATTGTTGGCTTATCACAGTATTCATCTATAACTTGCATAACTGCCTGTCTTGTCCAATTATTCTCACAACACTTGGCAAACCATTGCTCCAGCCTTTCAATATCATCACTCCCACCATAATCTCTCAAATCTCCGAATACCGAAACTGTAGTAGATGCCATCTCATTTTTAATAGGATTATGCCAAATGCTCATTTGAAGACTGCCTTCGCTACCCATTGGAAGAAACTCTTGTTGAACCCATTCGTCAGAATCATCATAATCAAAATCTACCATCTCTCCCCAATCAACTGTTCTTCCAAACTGTTCGATAATCTCATTGTCAGAAATCTCACCTATACTGTCTATTCTAAATATTGCCGCCACATGTGTCCATCTGCTCATATATTTATTCTCCTTTTTCATATCCATTTCTAATAATTTGTAGTTCTCTCATCAAATTAGAAGTTGAGTACAAAGCTGATTCATCACTTAATTCTTTTAAATTCTGCAATGTATCTTTCAAATTTTTATCAATTTCTTTTGTATTATCAGAACATGAATAATCTCGCTCCCTCATTTCTGCTGTTGCTGTCACTTTCCAAAATAATGAACAAGCCACTTTCTTGACACTATAATTTACAGGACATTTATCGTAAACTTGAATGTCGGCAACTGATATTGCTTGTGTCCCATACTTTGTTCTACATAAGATAATATCGCCAGGTTCAATCACTTTAACAAACTTATCCCAATTGTATTTTTTATCATGAGGAATTCGCCAAACATACACTTTATCGCTACCATTAACGTGCTTACCATAGATATAAGTCGTTGGATAATCTCTATAAGTAGATTTTACCTTGACTTCAACTTCCTCTATATTATTCTCCTTATAAACGAGATACATAATATATCCATCAATCAGAATATCTTTTGAAGAAAGTACAATATCTCGGTCAGCTTTTTCGAATACATCAAAATAATCTCTACATTTCTGTAGTTTTCTTTCGGACACATGAGTCCTTGCAAAAGCATCCGAAATCTTTATATCTGATAGTTTCATAGTTTTTGTTATCATAACAATATTCTCCTTTGTGTTTAATTTTCGGCAATCGAAAGGTTCAGTTTTAGCTTTAACTTTTCACATATATCACAAATTTGAGAAAGAGAAAAATCATAATCACCACTTTCATATTTAGAAAGCATTTGAGGAGTTACTTCTAAATAACTTGCCATATCTTTTGAGGTCAAGCTATGTTTTAACCGATATTCCAATAATGTTGTCGAAAGTGTATATTGAATATCGTAATAGTATGATTTTGATGCACTCATATCAGCACATAATTTGTTGAGATACTCGCCAGCATTGACCAATTCTATATCATCGCTCATTTATACTACCTTATTCCCCTTACATCACAACACCAATGTTATTAATTTGTCTATTCTCACTTGTACTCTTTTGAATTTCTCCATTGATTTTACAATAGAAACTTCCACCACCATCAACTTTAATAACATCAGAAAATCCACAATCTTTAATTTTGTCGTAAATCTCTCCACTTGTAATACAATTTGAGGTCTTTGTTTCAATGTAAAAATAATAGATATAATTATCTTTGACTCCTAAAAATCCGTGGACTGTCGGTCTAACTATCGAATTATCCCAACCTTCGTCCAAATATTCTGTCGTTGCTCTTAAACCATCAATTATAATCGGAGCACCCGAAACAGCATATTTAACATCTTCATCATATAAACTGTTGTACTTATCAATAAAAACTGTATTGTCGTTACAAATAATCAACGTAGACACGTCTTTCTTTTTAAATTGGTCAGACGCATTTTGACTTGCATAGAAATAAACCTTATTATCTTTGACTTTTCGTTCCTTTAAATATTTCAAACATGGCGATGAAAGTGTGTTTTCATCTGTGTCGGCTACAAGGTTTGCCACTGGCAAAGTAAAGAAAATTCCGTCTTCTTTGAAGTTTGCAAAATAACCAAGATTAAAATATGTATCTTCGTCCAAGTCGCTCTTTGATTTATCAACCAATTTAATTTGGAATCTATTTGATGGTACTCTCAACATACGAATTCCATTATGTGAAACTATCTTTGTTTCATTCTTATTTAACAGTTCAGAATATCGGTTAATAATCACATTTAAATCATCCAAGTGAACGAGTTTCTTCCTATTAAATATGTCATTCCAATATTCAATTTCGTCATCAGGAATAACACCATCGTTCTTCAATACCTTTGTTTGCTTTTCCAATGTAATTGGATAAACTACTTTACCATCTGGGTCAAACACTTTATATCCCTGTTGCACCCTTTCTTCTGTACATTCTTGGATTGCTTTTTCTTTATCTGTATATGCACAAATTTGTGAACTATCCCATTTACCATTGTTCCAATTTTTACGCACTCTATAATATCCCATTTGTTCACTCTCCTTATTCTTCATCAAGACGTTGTTGGTATTCGGTAAAATACCATTCTAATTCGTCTCTAAAATTTTTAACCGCCTTTGACACTTTATCTTTCGTTGTAAAGTAAATAATATTTGGTTCTCTTCTTCGAGAGCATCTTCCTATTTCAAATAGACTGGAACGATAGTTATATGCAATAAAATATTTAATAATCCCCTCATTTTTCCAATCAGATATAGAAATAGACTTGTCGTTTAACGCCTGCCACTGTCTTAAACAACGCAATAACCTATCAGCTCTTGCATTGTTCTCAGCAATGGTTTTATCGCTGTAATAATTGCCTACATCATAACGATTTTGGTCAAATAG